TCGGGCAAATTTTTGCCCGAAAAAGTCAACCAGTTTTTTTAAGACGCTGACTAATATAGTTGGCGTCTTTTTTATATAAATTCTTTTTCCTAAAGTCATCTACAAATGACTGGAAGTAAGCAGGTTTGAGTAAATATATTTCTCTCTTCTTTTCATTCTCTCTAAAAAATTGTTCAGCAATAGTAATAGGATTACAAATTTCATCACCATTTATTATTGACACAGTACCATCTACATTGATTTTGTGTTGTGCATTATAGAATGTTTCATCAACACGTAGTCCTGCAGGATATTGACCTATCTTTATTGTTTCATAGTGATCTATGTCGATGTATGCATTATCATATTCTGACTCTAATACTTTATTAACTTGATAGTTAGTCATTGGCCAGTCGTACTGTACATTAACCAAATTATTTGTCAATAAAATAACCCAATCATAGAATACATCTCCGTATGCCCTTTTTGCTAGACTATCGGGAGTTTCTCCGTCTTTGATAGCATACTTAGTAAAAAATACAGCATAAGAAAATATGTCATCATTTATTTTATATCTACGAAAGAAATTTTTTGCTACAACAAAATCAGATTCCGAGAACGGATAACTGATTGGTTTCTCATCATATTCTATGTTTGGTAGTAAGGAAAAATACATTAGAAACCTCTCTTATCAACGTCTTCTGAGAATACAAGTTTTGTTTCCATGAAACTAATTTTTAATTCTGTTGCTACTGGCATGTTTCTATCAATAGTTGCATAAACATTATCAGGAGTGTAGTTCACGTTGACATCTGTGATAGCACACATCTTATATCTAGGAAGAAATCTATTCCTACTAGAACCTCTCATGAAGTTAACAGCACATACCTTAGGAACTTGAATGAATCCAGCTTGCAATCCGTTATTATCTTTTCCAAAAACTTCAACGTCATCACCTAGTTTATACTGAGGTAGCATTGCTTTTTTAAATATGTTAATGATAGACTCTATTCTTAGAGCATCTTGATCATCAAACGGTGCCATCTTAAATGTAAGATCAAATGTTCTTAGTTCCATATTTTGAAATAGAACTTCTACGTTTGGGTTTCTTACAACAC